CTAGCGCAATACCCTGAGCAAATCGTTTAATGTTGAAACAGTGTAATTGTCGTCACGTTTTTGTGTCTGTCCATTGTATGACACTGTCACACAGTGCAAAAAACCCCTATTTCCGGACCCGCAATGGAGAGTCAGTGGTGCCGAACGGATATAGGTGGTCAGAACCAGCTCATAGACCCTCCGCTTGACCTCTAGGTACTTGGAAACCTCCCCAAGACGCTTTTCAAGCTCGGTCTGGGCATCGTCGCAATCTGGGTCATCGTTGGAGAAACACGCCATACGGACACGCTTTCCTTCACACCGTTCGAGCACCCAGTCCATAGAGGAGCCGTCAAAAACGCCTTCCACAAGCACGTCTATGCCGTCGCTAGGAAGCCTTTTCTCGGCATCGTACGGGAAGCTCGACAGAGTAAACGACCGCGGGTACCTTGGGTGGTCGAAATTGCCCAAGAAGACAATCTTGCCAGCCAAATCTAGGTACTGCTCGTAATGGGCGTACCAGTCGTGTACGAGGACGATGGGCTTCTTGAAGAAACGGTCGGCGATTGCCATTCCGTCCCCAAGCTGCCACACGGCGACATCGGGGTTCTCGTGACAAGAGAACCGTGTGTCTCGACACACGGCTGCAACGTCCCTAGCAAGTCGGTTGTACTTCGAAAAACCGTCCTCGGTTCCGATATCCTTTACGAATTGCATTTTTTCAGATAGTCCTTCAGTTCTTGTTTCTGTTCGTCGCTAAGACCCGGAATCCCTTCAAGACCACCTAGCGCGGTCTTGACGAAAGTCGGGATGTACCACGCGCCATCCTCAGCGGCGACCGCGTCAAGCAACTTGGTGAACGACATATCACCTTCGTTATCGATATCGTAAATGGTCGTGTCCACGGTAAGAAGGCACAAAGGCGTACACTGCCAACGCAGACGGATTGAAAGCCGTCCCAAAGCGTCGTACTTCTCCACCAGATCCGCCAGATTCATATTTCCAGCGCAATACTGCTTCAAGTCGTCGCTCGACATACGGCGCAAGCAAGCGCAACGCTTTCTGTTGTCCACGTAGTCCTTGGATTCTCGGTACGATTCTGTATCGACCTTCGGGTGGAACAGATGGTAGATGGTTCCGGAAAGTCTAAGGCTATGGCCTACCAGACGCTTGCACTTGGTCAAGAAGGCGTCGTCCTCGGCTCCCCAGTTAGTGAAAGCCTCGTCGAAACCGCCGACTGTGTCCCAAGTAGACTTCTTGAAAATGTTGCAAAGTCCGGTTTGTCGGAAAATCTCGGCTCCGTGATCCTTCGTACCGGGAAGAAGCTCTTCGCCAGCGACGATGCGTTTCGTGTCAGGCTCGTTCAAGTACAGAACGTCGTCAAACGGAAATACGATCGAAGCTTCGCCAGAGTCTAGGCGGGAAGCGGCCTCCCGCAACGAGCTGAAACACTCGTCCGAGAGGTACGCATCAGCATCACCCATCACGTAATACTCATAATCCGGATATGCTTTCACTGCAGCATTGAGCAGTTCGGTTTTGCAGAACCGTCCCTTCTTCTCCGGGTCTCCTTTCATTTCGTTGCACGAGACGAACTTTACCCTATCCGGATTCATCTTGGAAATCGTCTCGGCAAATCCTTGTGGATATTGTTCAGCGATTATAACATCAAAGTCGTCAGTTGTCAAGTATTTGTCGACCACTTCGCTTAAATTACGTTCGCGAAACTTGTTGCCTTTGTCATAAAATGCCATTAAAACGCAAAATTTCATTAGATCCGCCGTTTTATAAACTACTTAGTTGGCAATTATACAAAAAAGAGATTTGAATGTCATTTAACGGTATTACAAACCTGAGAGACGCTAAAGAAAGGGTTAAGCTGAAACCCGAACACCTCGCTGAAATAAAGAAGTGTGCTCAGGACCCGTTGTACTTTATCAACACGTATATGTATATCAATACCAAAGACAACGGTATGCAGCTCTTTAAGACTTGGCCTTTCCAAGACGAAGCAATCAAGCGATTCTTGAAGTATCGATTCAACATTAACCGTTGGTCACGACAGGTCGGTAAATCAACAATCGTTCGAGGGTTCATCCTTTGGCACGCGATGTTCCACGGCGACCAGCTAGTCGCTATGCTTGCAAACAAACTTTCGCTCGCGAAGGAACAGCTGCAGCTTCTGCGCGATTCCTATGTGGCGTTGCCTTACTGGTTACAGCCCGGTGTGAAGCTCTGGAACAAGATGTCTATACAGTTCTCGAACAACACTCGTATCCTCGTGGCGGCCAGTTCTCCGGACGGTATTCGTGGTTTCTCGCCAAACTTGCTGTATTTGGACGAATTTGCGTTCTTGCGCAACGGTATGGCCGACGAATTTATGGCCTCCGTATTCCCGGCAATCTCTTCCGGTAAGAAGACGCGAGTCATCATTACCAGCTGTGTCGCTAAAGATACAATGGTATTCACGCCAGAAGGCATCAAAACTGTTGGCGATTACGTCATCGATGACGGACGAGTTCTGGGTTATGAAGTACCAGAATACCAAGTTCTTGGCCGATATGGTATGAATAAAGGTCATATTATGCACAATGACGGTGACGCCAAGGAAACTAGAATCATTTCGACTCGCTATTCCGAAGTGGAAACGTCACTAATGCACAAATTCTGGTCTTGTCGTGACGGTGTGTACAAGATTCGCCGCGCCCACGAGCTAAAGCCCGGCGATTATGTAATGGTCAAATACGGTATGAACTGCTGGGGAAACGATGAACTAGGGTTTGACGACACCAATACCGATGTTAAATATCATTTTGGTAAGTTAAATGTAATAACAGAAGATTTGGCTTATTTGTTCGGTTTATACATTGCCGAGGGTAATGCAACCGATAAAATCGGTGGTACCTGTATGGATATTACGTGCGGAGACGACCTATCTTGCACGTTCAACCGGCTTTGGTTAAAACACACTTGCTACGATGGGATTCACTATCGAATTACGTCTAAATCGCTTGTCAATCTGCTTAAATTTGTCGGATTTGACATAACTCGTCACGCTACTCGTAAAATTATTCCAGATCGGCTAATGCGTATGTCAAAGAAATGCGTAGCCGCAATGCTTCGCGGTATGTTTGACGGAGACGGGTGCTCTACCAAGACGAGAAAGCGAATTTGCTACGCGTCTACATCTAAACGACTGATTGATCAATTAAGAGTTCTTTTGACGAATTTCGGCATTTTATGCAGCGTGTACCATAGGTATACAAATCCGACTAAAAAAGTCAAGGTTTCCAGCGAAATATGGACTCTCGAAATAAATCAACAAGATATGGTTGACACCTTCTTTGATGAAATTGGCTTCGGACTTAATCGTAAAACGATTACTAGAGAAACACAAACCCAGCGTAAAAAACGTCCTAGTCGGTATGACTATATTCCGTTTGCCGCACCGGAAATTCGCCGTTTAAAGAAAGAAAAGGTGTTGACAAACAATGAATTCAAGCTTACTGGTGGTATCTGTGACAAGCATGATATCCATCTGAACCGTAAGCTGGTTCTTGAAATTAAGTCCAAACTTCCAGAGGAAGTCTGGTCTAAGTATGACGTGTTCAAGAACGCCGAGCCAGACTGCGTATGGACGCCTATTACCGAAATTACGAAGTCGTTCAATAAAGTCTATGATTTTTCGCTAAACAATGACAATTATGACGGCAGTGAATGGTCTCATTCAGTCATATATAATGGTGTCGCCGGTTTTCAGACTCCATTCGGTCTTAACCATTTTTATCGAATGTGGGAAGACGCGGTCGATGAAAAAACGGCCTCCTATCACGATTTGATGACCAAGTACATCAAATCTACCGTGAAATGGAACGAGGTTCCGGGACGTGACGCCCAGTGGGGTATCGACGAAAAAGCTCGTATTGGCGAACAGAAGTTCAGACAAGAATACGAGTGCGACTTCATCGGTTCTGCGGTGACGCTCATCGACTTCACCATTCTGCAGAAGCTTCACCCATCGAAGCCGAAACCCATTCGAGGATTGCCGTCAGAGTATAGCCTACGAATCTTCCAAGTTCCTTTACCAAAGCAGAAACTTGAAGTTAACGGCTGGGTCTATATCGCCGCAATCGACTCCGGTTATGGTATTCGTCAAGACTACCACGTACTTCAGATTTTCTTGGCACGAAGCAGCACTGACCTAGAACAAGTATGCGTCTTGTCGTCCAATGAGGTGACAATCGAAGACTTTTGTACAATGGCCAGAAAGTTGCTCAAGGGTTACTACGATCCAGACTTGACAATCGAATTCAACGGTCCGGGTGCTCGTACCTACTTCATTTTCCAGCAGAACTTGGAATATGAAAACCTAGTGAACTACGACAACAAGTTCCGTGGTATGTGGGCTACCGATGGCATTAAGCAGAGTGCCGTGATGCTTCTAAAGCTCTATGTGCAGAGGTTCTACGCAAAGATCCACGACGAGACCACAATTAACGAGTTGATGTCGTTCACCGAAATTACCAAGAAGCACTGGGGTGGTGGCGGCGGAAACCACGACGACCACGTTACCTCGTTGTACTGGGTAATCTATCACGCCGCATCCAACTGGTTCCAAGGCAATCAGGTCGAGATTCCGTTCCTCAGCGGTCTTGAGCTTATGTTCGCTTCTATGCCGGGTCACGAGTCCGACGAGGACAAGGCCATCGAGTTCGTACAAGACCAAGACGCGGTCGATGAACAGGCTGCGGTCGGACAGCTCCAGTACGAACAAGCAAAGGCGTACAATATGCCCAAAATCGGGACATCGAGCCAAATGGCGACCGTATAAACTGCGAATAAGCAACCATAGGATTGACCGATGTTCAGCGAACTTGACGATTTGAAGCAACTTACACAGGCCGTGGCCTTGGAAGCAATCGACCTCACCAAGGAAAAGGAAGAGGCTGACGACACCGACCACGGTGCGATGATTATTGACGGTGAGATGGATAATCGACCGTTTGAAAAGGATGACGGTAAAGTAAAGGTCATCAAAGTGGACGGCGCGGCTGACACCAAGTCCGTTGGTGGAAGTTCTGGAAACTTGACTTCCGACAAGGTCAAGTCCAAGCGACCCATCTTCGAACAGAAGCCCGACCAAGAACTGACCGACAGCGACCTCGAAGGCATCTTCGGCAAGGGTCTCGGTGCAAAGATTGGTGGCATAGGTTCCCTCAAGAAGGCTCTCGAATGCTGTGTGGACGGCGACCCCGACTGCGAACACCAGTTCCATCCGGGCGACTACGTGACCACCAAATGCTGCAAGAAACCGGTAATCCTTATCATCAAGAGTTCCGACGGTCCGGTTATCACAACCGCAAAGCCGACGAACGATATGGACGAATATTGTGAAGGCAACGACGGTTGCTGGCCGGAATTTTCCTTCAACCAAGACGAAATCGAACCGATTCCGGGCATTTCGCTGAACGACATTATGAATGTTATGGCATTCAATGACGCAAAGTGCGAAAGCCTTACCGACGGTTCCGTCGACGAAGACAAGCAGAAGGAAATCGTTGACAAGACCAACGATATGCTCCAAGACAAGAAACTCGAAGGCGCAGACGACTGCAAGCCCGGTGAGTTCTGCGACCAAGAGGCCGTGATCGAGCGTATGAAGGATATTTTCGGCGACCAGTCGTACACCTTCGCTTCGCCGAAAGTAACTACGCTTGACCGTAACGGAAATGTTGAGACTAGCCAGTGTGCTGGCAAGGTTAGCTTCGGAGCGTGGTAATGAGCGAACAGATCAAGGCCAAACCAAAGTTTTTCTATGACAACGGATGCCCCATCTGTTCTCAGTACCGCCGTCTAGTCGAACGCAAAATCGGCGACCAAGTCGAATACGTCCCTGCCCAGCAGAACGCCTCCGACTTCGAATACCTCGCCACTGACGGAGTTAAGTATTCCGGAGCCAAAGCGATTGAAGCTCTAGTCAAGGATTTCCCAGCGGTCAAAGACTATATGTGGGTTCTTCCAGAAAAGTACAAGATGACCGCGCTGAAGGCTGTCTACAAGGTCAGCAGCGTAGTCCGGAAGGCTTACGGAACGGTCAAGAAAGGCTGTAACTGCGGCAAACACTAAAATTCTCGTCATCATAAAGGAAAGCCGGGTCATTGCGCTCGGCTTTTCTTTATGCTATATTTGTGACAAAACAAGAGGATATTTATGGCAAACGAAGTACAGTGGGTCGACATATCGACCGTCTGGGGAAAAACAAAACCGTCGTCGATGACTTTCGTGGACTTGTTCTGCGGTGCCGGTGGCTTGAGCAAGGGTCTGGAAATGGCTGGCCTGCAAGGCGTCTGCGGCCTTGACTGGTCTAAGGAAGCCGGTATGACCTATGCGAGGAACTTCAAGCATCCGTTCGTCAACGGCGACATCACGACTCCGGAGCAGAAGGACGAGTTCTACGAGATCGTCAAGAAACAGCTCAAGAATCGTAAGCTCAACTTGGTGGTCGGCGGATTCCCTTGTCAAGGGTTCAGTCTGGCCGGAAAGCGTATCGCCGACGACCCAAGGAATTCTCTGTACAAGGAAATGCTCGAAGTCGTCAAGAACCTCCAGCCTGAGTTCGTCGTTTGCGAAAACGTGAAAGGCATCTTGAGTATGCTTGACGGCGAAGTGGTCAAGAAGATCGTAGCTGACTACAAGAAAATCGGTTACGAAATGACCGTCGCCACATTGAACGCAGCCGCATACTACACACCGCAGAAGCGCGAACGCGTAATCTTCATCGGGAACCGTATCGGAGTGCCGAACCTCCACCCCAAGCCCATTCTGGAACCGTCCGTGTACGTTACGACTGGCCAAGCGATTGCCGACCTTATGAGACACAAGACCGACCCAGACTTCAACCACGTCCCGACCAAGCACAGTCCGGAAATGGCGGCTCGCATCGCTATGACACCGGAAGGAAAGAGCCTCTACGACGGCTACAGCGACGCTTGGAAGAAGTGTCCTTGGAATGAAGCATCTTGCACCATCAAGGAAAATCACGGCGGCGTAAACCTCCACCCGAAGCTTCCGCGTGTACTTACCGCAAGGGAAATGGCTCGTCTGCAATCATTCCCCGACAATTTCATCTTCGAAGGACCGAAAAGCAAGCAACTGGTTCAGATCGGCAACGCCGTTCCGCCGCGCCTTGCAAAAGCGATTGGCCTCGCTATCCGCAAGGCCAAGGGTGAAATCTAGTAGACGTTACGTCTGACTGAATACTTGGGCAGCTTTTTACGAAGCTGCTCTTTTATTTTTGGTTTCGCCAGCTCGTAGGCATCGAGAGCTATTCGGTTGCGATAATGCGGGTCTCCACGGTTCAGCGAGAAGCTGTTCCCTTCCTCGCTGCAAATCTGGGCGACTTCGTCCATAATGGTAATGTTCACGGAGTCATTGCGGACTCCGCCGAAGCCAGCGTTATAGATTACCGTGTGCTCTTGCTTTCCTACCGACAGCCTGACGGTCGCGCCGAGGACGTTGAACTGGATTCCATCGTTCGCGAAAATCTGGTCGAGCACACCAGCCGCATAAGCGTTATTGACCTTGGCGTCAAGCTCGTTGCAGAACGTAAATACGAAATGTTCAGGGTCGTTCTTGTACAAGCTGAGGATAGCCTCGTAAAGGTTCTCGTTAGAACCGCATATTTTCTTGACCGTCTCTAAAAACAACATAGGGAGTAACCTTTATAGCTACTCCCTAGTTTATATTTTCGTTAGATCTAACCAAGCTTGATAGCGGTTCCTTCGAGAGGAGTCAAGAAGCCGAGAACGATATGGAACTGGCCATTGTCAAAGCTAGACTTGATATTGTTGCTGTCAACCGGTCGAGGAATCGGGTAGACGACGGTATGGGTTCCAAGTAAGTAGTCCGGAATGTTCACTTGTGAAGTGATTTTCGGCTTCGTCTTGGCAGCTCCCTTCGCACCCTTGACCTTCTTTGCGGCCTTCAGTTCAGCGGTAAGCTTGTCTACGAAAGTGATTCGTGTGAACGTAATAGAGACCTCGTTCTGCGGAGTCAGCGTCGCGCTCACGTTTTCTTTCGAAATTCCCGGCAAGTCGACGATGACGTGACATTCGTCGTTCGTCATAATCAGCTCGGAGAACGGTTCTTGCAAGTAGTAGGCGGACTGCGGTTGCTGTTGCTGAGGCTGCTGGGTAATGGGAATGCCCTGCGGCTGTTGCTGCTGCATCTGCTGTACCGGTTGTTGAACCGGCTGCTGATAATATTGCGGTGGTACTTGTTGCGGCTGTTGCGGCTGCTGGTATACTGACGGCTGGGCGTAGTTACCAGCGAACTGCTGATTCTGCATAGGCTGCGGAGCCGGTTGCTGAGCCATCGTATTCAGACCGATGCCCATACCCCTACCGCCAACGCGATGACGCTGGTTAATCATATCTGTTTCTCTCATAGTTTGCTGTATGGCGGACATACTGACGCGTTCGCCTTCACCGGTGTTCCCCAATGTGACGTTGTAGTCTGGGACACCGTTATTGAAAATGATGGTAGAACCAAAATCTTCTTCAGCCATAGATGACCTTCTTTTTAAATGTTCAACTTCGACTATATCGTCGTCCTTGGCACCGAATAATTTAGCTGCAATGTTCTTAAAGAATCCCATTAACTACCCAGCGCATCTCGAAGCTCGGACACGACGGGTACACTTCTTAGCTTTGCCAACGCACGATTTCTAATGCGGCGTATGATTTCCTTGCTGACACGGCGTTCAGCGGAAATTTCACTAACGGTATCTTCGTATCCATCCAAGCCATACAGTCTACGCAGTAAATTAGTCTCTTCTGGTGTCAAGTTGTCTTCTAGGATCGATTTTAGCTTGTCACGGCGCATTTCTTCTTCCAGATTGGCGTCGGTACGCTCGTCGGAAGCCAGCGTATCTACCAAGACGATTGGGGTTCGGTTCTTTGCCGTATCGCCTACGATGCTTCGTTCGACCGAGGCGGGTTCTGATACGGCGTTGTCGGCAAGCTGACCATATTGGATATGTTCAACCGATTCGCCTTTTTTCCTAGCCTTCAGAACGCGTTTACGGATTCTAACCGGTACTCGAACCATATCGCTGTTGTGGACAATCAGGTCCATATGGCGTCGAACCTCGAAAACTGCGAACGAGCCGAACTTCGTGCCGCAAGTGTAGTCGTACTTGTTGAATGCTTCGAGCATACCGAGTTTTCCCTCGGCAAAGAAATCGTTGATCGGCAGACCGGTCGTCTTCTTGTACGCTCTGGCTACAGCCAGTACGAATCTCAAGTTAGACTGTATTATGGCGAGCTTTATTTCGGTACGCCTTTTTTCGTCTTTTGTTGAATGGAATTCACGAAATAGCTCAGTTTCGGCCTTTCGTCCGAGGATTTTGTACTTTACAGTTTCCTCAATCAGTTTCTTCGTAGACCAGTCTTCTTCATAGGTCTTCATCCGCACTCGCTTTGTGGAATTGTGAATAAATATAATACATCCGAGTTTGTAATGCAAATTTTACACGGACAGTGAATAAACTGCAGTTTATATGACTATGAAACGAGATATATACGATTCTGTGGCACTGACCTGTGACCAAGCGGCCTTCAAGAAGCTGGTGGACGATGCTTCGGTTAAGCTAACCAAGTATTCCCGCTCCGTCAGCGTGGTCGGCTGCAAATCCGGTCCCGGTTATGAATATTCCGACTATGTCGTAACTATTCGAGTAACCCACGACCGACAGTCTTGCTGCGTATTCCGAAACCGGACCGGTGTAATGGTGTATGCAATGATTGGTGGTAAGGTAGCCAGTGTCCATCACGAGTTCATTTTTGTAGAAGACCATCTACAATCGTTATTGGCCGCCAACAATCAATCATCAGAAAAGGAAGGAAATGGCTAAGGAAGAAAGCATATCAGTCAATGGAGTAGTGACGGAAGAAAGAGGAAGCGGATTCTTCACCGTCCAGCTGGAAAACGGTCACCAGCTAATTGCCCGTCTAGCCGGGAAAATGGAAAAACGTAACAAAATCAGAGTATGTACGGAAGACCGAGTAATTGTCGAAATCAGTCCGTATGACCTTGACCGAGGCCGAATTACCTACAGATACAAATAAGAAAACCGCTACCGATATGGCAGCGGTTCCCTAAAACCTAAAGCGCAAGCTCTTAGGCTTTTTTCTTTTTCACCGTCTTGGACTTGCCAAGCGGCGCGGTTACGATGATTTTTACGTCATCGGACTTTTTCTTGCGACCACGCGGCTTCTTTTCGGTCGGCTTGGATAGCGTGTCGATGAAGTTGGCGACATCCTTGGCCTTGGTGGCCTTGGTAGTCTTCTTCGTGGTCTTCTTGGTCGTGGCCTTGGTAGACTTCGTTGCGGCCTTCTTGGTGGCCTTCGTCTTGGTCGGCTTCGGTTCCTCGACCTTGGTTTCGGTAGCAGCTTCAACAGTTGCGACAGTTTCAGTCACCACCGCTTCGGCAGTTTCTGCCGTTTCAGTATTAGTGGTTTCATTAACCGGTTCAGCGGTCGGAGTTTCGGGAACTTCGACAGTTTCCGGTTCTGCAGCCGGAACCACGAGTTCGGCGGATTCGCTAACAACAGGAACGATCGGAGCCGATACGATTCCAGTTTCAGCTGTCGGAGCCGTGGCTTCGTCAACAGTTAGGGTATGCTCGGAGGCAGCTTCCGGAGCGATTGCAAAGTCGTCCACAATGTCAACCTTCTTGGAGGCGCGAACCTTCAAGACGACAACAACGAGGACCACTGCTGCGAATACAACCAATGCGGCTATGATTTCAGGGGTCATTTGGGTTTTCTCCTATAGGATTTTTACGTAAGAATTAAACTAGTACATTCATATTAAAGTCGGAACTTATAAACTACGGATATGGCTAAGAAAAAATCAAATACAGACGCGCTCGATGCCGTCGATATCATTCCCGTGGAAACTGTTCAAGACGAGCAGCCGTCCGAGGATATCCTCGTAGAAACTGCCGAAGCTGAAGAAGTTCCCCCAGTTATCAACCCGGTTCACAGAGCAGTGCCTCCGGTTCCGCGCCCACTTCCCAAAGAGACCGTCGCCCCAGCGGCTCCGACCGTCCCGGTGAAGAAAAAGCGAATCCGCATCCGCAAGAAGGGTGCCAAGAAGCTCTCGGCGGCAATCATCTGCCAGAACCCGAACATCGTTCGATTCATCTAAGAGGTTTCAAAATGCACGAATCGCTAAAAAATGTTCTTGAATCGGTTTCGCCGTCGATGAAAAAGGCCGTAACCGAGATGTACGAGTTGCTAATCGAGGGTGCGCTGAACACCCCGACCAGCTCCGACGCGGTCGAACATCTTCAGGCGACCGTGGGAGTGAACCCCAACGAGGTGAAGGACGGTACGAAAATCGTCGGACTTGCCGGTAAGGTCGGTATGGACGGCGAGAGCAGCCTTGCGAAGGATGAAGACCAGTTACTGAATCAGGTCAGCAACGATATGGCCGCTATACAGCCTATCGACGTACAGCTCCCCAAAGAAGACCAGTTTGAAAACCTCCCGACTGGTGGCGGCCAGACCGTCGAACCCCCAGCAGAAGAGCCGGTTGACTTAGCCCAGCCGGAAGAAGGCGGCGACGATGAAATGACGTGGGACGAAATCCAAAACGCTCCGCCGTCGATTCCAGAAGGAACATCGGACGAAGACCTAGCTGGTCTGTTGGACGGATAATTAAAAAGGCGGTTTAAATAACCGCCTATTTTTATACTGTCGCTTGAGACGAGACGTGGAACTTTGCGTGTTTGGCCTCTTCCTTTCGTTTCTCGGCCTTGACAATGTCGCGCAACTGCTTCTTTTCTTCCTTCTCGCGAGTACGGATCTTCTTTAGCAGAGCCTTACGTACTTCCTTGTTGTACTCAAGACGCTGCGGAGACACGTTACCTTCCTTGATGAATCGGTCGACATTTCCGATAACCTTCGCAACCTTAACTTCTTCGTCGTTGAACGTATTCAATGCGTTAATACGAGCGGTCGTGTTCTCACGAGCGGTCTTGACGACCGCATCAATTCTGTCCCATACGCCATACATCTTGTCGAAGTTCGCCTCGATATATGAACAAAGGGACTGCGGAGACATCGGGTTCTGGTTAACCACGCCTTCTGGAACCCAGCGGTCAGCCTTCCAAGCCTTACCTTCTACTTGAACCGGGATAATCTTCAGACGACCGTCCGCATTTACTTGGACCAATGTCATATGTTCAGCGTTGGCCGCCCAGTTAATGCACTTTCGCTTCGACTCTCCGTGGTCGTTGTAACCAAGGCTAACGGTTTCCTTGCACTGGAAAACCACGCCCCAGTAGAAATTCTTCGTATCGACCGGGCTGAGGTCTTTCAGCTTGACTGTGTACATATAACCGTTACGACGGCCACCGACTTCTTCGGTCTTGGAGTTGGTATCGACTTTCCAGAACGTATTGATGTTCGGCAAGCCGTGGTACACTTGTGTTTCACAAATAGAACGCGCATCCATTTCGGACTGCATCAGCTCGATATACCACTCGCCGTCATCTTCTTCCTTCGGGTCGCTGGTGTGGTAGAAAAGGTTCAAAGTACCGTTGACAAACGTAATCCACTGCGGGTCTTCGTTCTGGAAATCGTAGGAGCCGAACCACTCCGCATACTTTTTCTGGGCGAGCGTCGGCAAGTCAACGACACGAGACATACCGTCGAAGTCGTGAGGCGCGAAACCAGCCTCGCGGCACTTGTTCATAATCCAAAAATCAAGGATGATGTCCTTGTGGGAGTCCCAAGTAATTCCTGCGTTGATGTAGTTGATCAGACGAATTCCGGCCACCTTCTTGGCCTTCATCTCAAGAAGAATCTGCTGCGAGCTGTCCCACAGCATATCAGCGTTGATGCTATTGAAGAGGCTGATTCGCTTGTTTTTCGTGTCATTCATCGGTTATTCCTCAATACGCAGTTTATTCATTTTGAGCCAAACAGAATCATATAAACTAGGATGTAAAGCACATTTGAAGGGTATACTATGTACGATATGTTCGACCTCCCTAATGAAACCGAGCTTGCCCAGATCATTCTGGAGGCCAAGAAACAGCCGCGCAAGACCGATACCACCATCGATGTCAAAGACATCTTCCCGTTCAGCACGCCCACCCCGGCGAAGTCCAAGGTCGTTTCCGACAAGACTGGCGTCGTGAAGCCCAAGGTTGACTTCCGTGATTCCGACGTTGCGACCGCTTGGGAAAAGTTCCTTGGCAATATGAAGGCCAAGAAGGCTGAAACCAAGGGTGACGATTTCGGTCGTCTCGAAGTGAAGAACGGCGAAAAGATTCCGTCCGTCGAAAAGATTTCCAATACCATCAAGGCTCTCAAGACCACCAAGGTCACCGGACTCAACGGCAAGAGCACTTCCGAAACCGAAGTCCTCGGCGTGTTCAAGGAAATGGCCAAGACCACCGCTACCAAGCTCCCGGACAAGACCGGCGTTGTGGAACCGAAGGACGGTCTCGGAAAGATCGACAAGAAGCCGAAGTTCGACGTTGACGCAAGTGCCGAAGTCGTTGTCAAGACCGCCATCCCGTCCAAGGATAACAAGATGGTCGACAAGACCGGTGTTGTAAAACCGAAAGACGGCCTCGGAAAGATTGACGCAAAGCCGAAGATCATTGATATGACCGGTACGACCGTCGTTGTCAAGGATGCGATTCCGTCCAAGGACAACAAGATGGTTGACAAGAGCGGTGCTGTGAAGCCCAAGAAGCTCGAACCGGCCAACGTCAAGAAGTAAGGTTCGTCGATGACAGATTTGACCGAACAGTTACAGCATCAAGCGAGACGATTGACGCGAAACCCGGTGCCCGTGCATCAGGGCTTTGCGCGTCTCCGCTTTTCTGAATTCCCGGTCAACTACGTCGAACGCCGCACAAGCGTTACCGAACCATACACGACAGACGCTCAGGAAGTTGTCAATGCCAACATTATGGACTGGGTTTGCCCCGGACTAAGCTGTTCACTGCAGAAGGAAGGCCACTACAAGTTTGTGACCAACATCCCCACGCAAGAAGACAACCAGTACGACGACACCATTTCAGTCGCTATGCTGGCTGACAACCGATACGAGAACTGGTGGGCGATCCGTCGCTATATGGACGTAGTCCAGAGCGGCCAGACCGATGCCGACCCGGTTCTTGACCGTATGCACCGTGTATACGGCACTGACCGCCGCTACCGCAACCGTCTAACCTATCTCCAGTGGATCGATATGCACTTGGCCGACGACGTAGCCCAAGAGTATATGATAGTCCGTCTGGAACGCTGCCGTTTTACGGCAATATCCCCTCTCAACTTCAAGCCGGGTACTCTGCAGACCGTGAGTTTCAACTTGAGCATCAAGTACGAAATCCAGCGGATTATCCGTCTGCCCGACCCAAACGAACTGATGAACGCTATCTGCGTGTCCTACGGTTCAGACAGTTACTATAACCAGTAGAGGTAAGCTATGGCTACAAACTATAAACGCGGCACGTCCGCTGGTATAGGTGATCCGCTAAACCGAAAGGCATCCGGCGACGCTTACCTCGCTTTCTATATGGACAAGTTCTACGCGGCAGCTCGCGGACACTTGCTCAACAAGTATCACGTCGGATTCTGGGGCGAGTACGTCTCGGAAGCTCTTCGCGTGATGGACAGGAACGCATACGCCGACAAGTACACGCTGTCTAACACAAAGACGTTCAAGGACACCGGTGACCTTCACTGGAAAGCGGCGTTCAACGACTGGCTCGATATGTTCTATGACCGTTCTAGCAAGGTTCTCAATATGTATTGGGCTTGCGAGTCTGCGACGGTTAAGGGTAACACTGCCAACCCGATGCGATTCGGTTCTCTCGATACTACGAAACAGATGCAGTACCCTCTGCTTACCGGTGACGCCGGTCCGAAGGATTTACAGCTTCAAATCGTTGACGACCCGTATATGATGTGGTACCAGTTCTTCAACGCCTTGTTCAACGTGCAGTTCAGTCCGCTCGTCCTGAAGGCTAGGAGCACTTGGCACAAGATCAACGTGGCCATCGATGTGTATTCAGAAGCCACGACTATGCAGCGTAGTGGTACTGGCCAGCTGGCGACCCAAACGGCTCCGTACATCACCGATATCGCATTGAACCAAATGTTCGAGTTCAACTCCGCCGTACTGAAAAATTCTCCGGATATGAAGCTAGGGTTCAGCGAGAACAATCCGTACAAGTTCAGCGTAAGCTTTGCATACCCGAACTGCTTCCACGGAACATTCAAGACTCAGCTCCGATATCTTCGCGACAATACTCGTGACGGTTCGGACTCCAATGCGCTAGAAAAGAAAACCGACTACAATACCTTCCGCCATTCATTCTATGAGGAAACTTATAAGTCTCTCCAAGCCACCAAGAAGGCATTTACATACGAGACATTCAATCCGACGGAATACTATTCAGATTACGGAATGCGTACATTTAAGAAGAAAGACGACTAATGAAAAGACCCACACTCAGTGTGGGTTTCTTTTATTTGACCATAGTTTCGACTCTTTGGCGGACATCGAGCATCTTCTTCGGCCCGTAGAATTTCACCATAGACTCGTACTGGTTATAAAGCTTGGCGTTCGTCCTACTCAGCGGGATTTCGGAAATGAACTCGTCGTAGAGCGTATTGACCAGCTCGGAACTGAGCTTATAAGCCTTGTCACCCAGTATCTCGACACCCCAGAAGTCAGTGCTGTACGGCGTGTAGTACAGCCCGTTACGGCCAGTTGACAGCTGCGGCGGCATCTTGACCTGTTCGCTCGACATACGGATTCTATCGAAACGACCGCACACATATCGGAGGTAGCCGTCGATACGGTTGTCCATAATGATTAGAGGGTCGGTAAACTCCCGGTCACGGATAATTTTCGAGCAAACCTTGGCGTTGATATGCGTAACCGGAATTCCGGCGACGGCGAGCATCTGCGTACAGATTTCCTCGTAAGTCATATCGGGCTTATAGAACGTCTCTTGGTAGTCTCTGTCTAGGTAGGAGAACGGATATTCGTAGTTGAAGCCGATCATTGTCAAGTGGGACAACTGGATTCCACGCCAGCGCGTGATGCCCATAGCCTTGCAGAACGTGTCCACGAACGTACTAGGCATATGCGCCTTCATTGCGCTGACCAGCTTAGACGGAGAGTTACCCTTGTCCATCAAAACTGAATAGACCGGGTCTTTCTTGAAGGACTCGCATATGGAAGTCCACTCGTCGGTGTCCTCGAACGAGTTCTTGTTAAGCGGAAACTGTATGATTCCGTTCTTGGTATTCTTGATGCGCACCCGGTCATACGGTATGTAAAGGAACCGTGGGTTATGATATTCCGTATAGTTGATGTCGATAGGGGACACGACCTTCAAGATCGCGACCGTGCGGTTCGACAGCATATCGTTGAAAAGGTCAAGGGGTTCACCGAGCTTGGCCGTTGCCAAAAAGTGAACAGACTCGCCATTCATATTGCGTCTCAAAGCCTCGATTACCGCGTCGAGGCTGTAGCCCATAATGTAGACCGTTTCCTTTGATTCCATTATCCCAATTTTCCGTCGTTCTGGATGTACGGCAAGATGTACTCTTCAAGCCATTTCTGACCCGGAAACTCGAACACGATATCGTAGATCAGACCCTTATCAGTACAGAACACGACCGCCGGGAGCTTGTGCATACCGAGGTCGGTGTAGATAAGGTTTTTCTCTGGTTCCGGCTCAATGACCGTCCGAACGCAGCGAACAGGGTCGTCGAACAGATGGTACTTGTTGAACCACGCGAACATATCGCTGAAAGCTTGCTTGCAAGTCGGACACTGGTCATTCTCGTCGTAAAACACGAAAACCCACATAACCACACGCTGGCGAGAAACGACATCGCTATAAGCGTCCTTCCCATAGTTGAGGAGACGCTGGCTCAGAGGCTCATATCCACCGTGAATGACAACAGTATCACTGCAGCACGACATAATCCGTACAATCCTTGATTAAACCCTAAATTATTACATTTTAGAGCCGAACGTCATAATGGAACAATCTTCCCATATTCTTTTCGTTCGCGATGAACCAGTTTACCCCCCTCAAGCGGCACCATTCTTCTGCAGCAGCCCACTTGGCGTGGTTAACCATAACATCCATCAGCTTGGCCTCGAACGACACCTTGCGCTTCCTATACCTAGCCCAAGCCGCTTCATCGGCCTGATTTGAAGGCGGTTTCGGCATCTTTGGGATCACGGAATAGGTGGTCGGTTTAATCTCGATAAGGTATTTGGTGACCTGTTGGGTGTCCTTATCGGTGATTTCGACGTAAATGTCAGGCTTGTATATCGAAATCTTCTGGTACTTCGGAGACATATAGGCAATGGAAATCGGAGGCGGTTCATACCCCCACATCGTTATAAGAGGATGCACGTCGCAAAGTACGAAGAACTTCTGCTCCCATTCAGACTTGTACTGTGGGAGCGGAGCGTTCGGCATATACTTCTCCGGGTGCAACAGGGTGTACGTACCCTTGTGGCAATCTTTGTAGTAATTGTGAGCCATTACGACCTCACAGCTGACTGGTACATTCTCGCGTAGTAGTTTGCCAGTGTTTCACCTGACGCTTGCGGCGTGAACTGGAAGTAGGATATCTTTTCCGAACGGGTCTGGTCGAAATCGCTCGGCACCGTGTAGGTAGCGACGATGGCCGGGGTCGACACGGAACCATCAGCCGTCGGATAGCCAGTCGGATTGTCTACATAGTACGGCTGGCGAACGCTAGAATTGTTCATACCGTTGTCGCCAGACGAATAATTACCGGACAGCGACTCGATAGAATCCAGCTTATCAGAGACATACTGGATATATGCTTCCGAAGTCGCATAATTGTTCGAGAACCGAACGAGCTGGTACATATGCTCGACGTAGTAGTTGTCATCGGTCTGGGACGACATACTGCCGACAATACTCTTCAAGGTATTTTCCTCGAACTTCGAAATCTTCTTGGGTCCGGCCATCACCTCGTTTTCAGTTTCGACGGAGTACGTGAAATTGATAGCGTCCTTGATACTTCCACCAAGAGACGAACCCTCGGACGGATGCAAGTCGGCGAAAGTGAACGGACGGCTAACGTCGTATTCTTCGGCTTCCGCGTCTGCCTCGCTGGTATTGTCGTCCTTGTTCTTGGCCTTCTTGAATAGAGACAACAGCCAATCCCAAGGATTCTCGAAGTACAGCTGGCGGAGAACACTCTCACGGGCGGTAGGCGCATCAAGCTCGGTGGCCAGACAGCAAGTATAGATATCGGCTTCCATAGCACGACGCCAATACTTGTCCTCTAGGCGCAAGTCCTTGTACATCTGCTTGGTACGGTTCTTAATCTTTTCCGAAAGGTTCGGACAAGCAATTTCGAGACAACCAATCCATCCCTTGTAAGTCTTGATCATATCGATGGCAGACATACCGTAATACTTCTTTCCATTTTCGTATTCCTCCGTGTAGACGAAGAAACACTCAAACGGACCGACCGTATCTATGAACTTGTCCACGTTCATTTTCTTGGTAAGCAACTCGACATACTTCTTCATCAAGAATCGGAACGGCTTGATGACAAGGTCATAGACATAGACAATCCAAGCCTCGATAAGATTAAACAGACCATTGATGAAATTCTTGACATATTTCGTAATCATCGTGTCAAGACCAAACTTCAAGTCATCTACGTTAAGGAACGAGAACTTTTCATTGATGCACGCGATTATAGCCCAAGGACGGCCTTTAGTCGGATTACCATCGGCATCCTCGGTACAACCAGTCAAGTACGCGATTACGTTCGCCAAGCAAGGACACTTGGCCATATACTTTCCAAGGTCGTCCCAGTTGATCGCCATCGTGAAATTCAGCAAGCCGTTCAACTTGTCTTGTATCGCGTTAATGACATCTAGGACACAGTTACGGACGGCCTCGGTAAAGTCGAGAGTCGCGTTCTCCAGACGCTCGCGAGCGGCATCGATCTTGTTGAACAATGCAAACGCCGCCTTGACAATCACGTCGAGCCAGCCGTCTATGGTTCCACCCCACATCTCGATAAATGTACACACGTTCTTCACGAAATCTGGCTTACGGATCAAGTTTCCGATAGACGCGCCCGATGTGATTCCGTGAGCAAAGTTCGCTGCCTTGTCCAGACCCTTAGAGGCTCCGTTAATGAGCGTCGCCGTAAATGGCGGCAGCTTGCTCATTATGTACTCGTACAGCATATCGCTGCAGTCGACGTTGTTGATACGCTTCGTAGTAGCGTCCATAGCGGAGGCGGCCTTCTCGATGCCTCCGGTAATCGTATTGGCGATACCGTCAACTCCGGTCAAAAACGACGGCTTCAGCGGATAGCTGGAGTCTCCGGCGAGCTGGGACGAGGTATTCGCAGTAGGAGTGGAAACGACCGCAGAATTGACGGACGCTTGCATACCGGCACTGGCGGCGTTCCTAGGCTTCTCGCAATCCATTTTCTTGTTTGACGCAGCACTCATACAATTACCTACTCGTTATAGTCGTCCGCACTAAAGTTCGGCATCAGCGCACGCGGATTCTGCGGGAAGTCGAAGCTGTTCGGCGAAACGACTGGAATATCAAAGTTATCCGCCTTTGTACGGATATGCACAATCAGTTTATCCAGAACATCCATCTGATAGGAGGTGGGAGCACTGGTAGCGTCGCCCACAAGCATAATGACGACGGCATCCACGTTGGCCTTGTCGCCATCAATCGATGCGTTGCTGTATGCGCCAGCATCGTTGTCAAGGTCGATGAACTGGTAAAGGCCGCTATTCTTGAGCGAATCCTTATTGCCGTTTTCGCCAAGGACTTCGGGGTCGCCAGCAACCTTACCGACCAAGAAGTGGGCATTGGTATCAGTCGTAGTGAACTTGTTAGCCATAACCGGGAAGCATTCTCCTTCAGTATGGCACACCAAGATACGCTTAATCTGCTTTCCATTTCTCTGAATCATCTTGTCGGTTCGTTCAAGCGGAACCTTCATAACGGTTTCGCCGCTCTTGTTGACGATATCGGTGTGAGGAACATTGTCGTCGAACGGTTCGGACAGAGCCGGAGACTTCGAAGTATCGTCTTGCGGCGGCTGACCGTTGAACGCATCGATGGTCGTCTGGGAAATGTGAGAAATCTGTAAGTATTCACTGCCTTGGCCGATACCAGTGTTGTCTCGGTTACCGCCTACCGGCATACAAGTGAAAATGTCTATCGTGGCTTCGGTAAGGACGTGGTGGGTGTTAGCTCCACCGCCTTCCTTGGCTCCTTGCCCAGCTTGCGCGTGAGCGACGTTGGACTCGTAGGTAATAAAACCAGCGGCATCCCAGACAAATCCAGAATTGTTTCCGGGATTTACGATTGTCGTGGTATGAGTCTGACGATTATGCGTGTAGAAGAATCCGTCCTCTCCCAGATTTCCAACGGCCACATCCGGGTAATTGTCAGCGAACTCCGGAGGAAGTACATCAGGCGTGGCCGACATTCCGTAGTAAGTACCACGGTTGATATCGCCATCTTCGAAACGGACTCTCAAGTAATATCCAACCGGCGGGACTTGCTGGATT